CCAGTTGTCAAAGTATTGGGTGGGTATCCCACGATGCCTGTAGAAATTGATCCAGCGCTTGCTGAACATGCTCCTTGCTTGGCGCATATTATTTGCTCCGCTCCTGCCATTGCGCAAGAGATAGTCCTCGCAGATGGGGAGTCCGTTCTTTGCTTTCTTTGCGAATGAGCGAATGTCCTGCAACTCTGGATCAATCCCGCAATCGATAAGGATTTGGCGCATCCTCGCGCAGTTGCCCTTTTTCGTCTTTGCCTTGGGGTTTCTACCTACTGGCAAGTCGTGCCAATGATAGATGCGTATAAAGTCCTCAATGCGTGGGTAAAACTCTGCCTTGTCATTCATGTTGACATGGGTGTACAGAACGCACCCATGTCATGTCAACAGGTTTTTTTGGAAAAGTTTCTTAGTCGGGTATTTTGTCGGGTAAATTGTCCCTCAAAACAGGCAAGCCCATCTCCCTTGCTTTCTTTCTGTTCAATTCATACTTGAAATCTTTTCCCGCACCAAATCTGTAATAGTAGAACTTTCCACCTACTGGCCCAAATTTTACTATTTGCCTTAAAAACTCTTCAAAATCATCGTCGCCTGACAATAACCTTCTAGTTTCCTTAGAGCCAGGAGTCGCTGGTTTTACTAATTCCAGAAATTTATCTATTGGCTCATTTTGCCTCCATGCTTTTTGCATTTGATATCTGCTCTGCCCAGCATAAGATTGTGCCGCCGCATCCCACAAATAATCATTAGCTTCGGTATCCCTATCTAGAATCCAATCCTTTGCCATACTTGCGCCAGTAGTCCCGCCACCAAAAAGCGCCCCAAGACTAAGCATATTGTAAAACCCTTCAGCTTTTTCCTTTTTGTTATCAGATGCAAGCTTTCTAAAAATGTCTCTCCTCGCAGTCTCAAGTTGCTTTAGACCAAATGATTTCAACCAGTATGCAGACCGCAGAAAATTGCTTTTCAAATATGCTTCGGGCATCTCTGCCATTGATATCGGTTGGGTCTTGGACAATTCAGACCATAAGTGCAACCTAACAAGATCGTCATCGACTGATCTTGCCATATTGTTCAAGTTTTCCGGCTTCGCATTTTTTAATGCATTGATCAATTGATTGGTTTCCTGCCTGTAAAAAGGAAACATTTCCTTACGAAAAGCATCTTCTCCTTTTGCTGTTCGCAATTGAGCCTTAGCTTTTTTAAGAGCGGCATTCATGTTTGCCTCTTTCATAATAAAGTCGATCTTCCTAAATCCAGATAAAGTCATAGCACCTGGTATCTTAACCCCAGCAATTTTACCTAAACCTGGTACTGGTATTGGTTGAATCGTTCCACCATTTAGCAAAACATTCATGCTTTTTGAAACTGGGCCTCTACCTCCCGCGCCACGAAACTCTGCACCAATGTCATCAAGACCCAATGCTTTCATTCGCAAGCCCATATCGCGTTGATTGAGTGCATTCTTTATAAACTGAGGCATATTGTCCACCGTTGCTTTTGTCGTGCCAGTAAGTGAGTTTATCACACCGTATCTGTGCGCATTAAGTCCAACCTCACTCATCTGGGTTATTGCAGAAAAAGGGTTTCCTATGGTTGTTGAATAAACAAAATCCCTATAGCCTCTTGTAAAGTTTCCAAGAGAAGCATCTTCACCCTTTAAGACCTGTCCGACGAGTCTTGATATTTGACTAGCTTTATCAAGCTCCTTAATCCCCATCTGTTCCATGATGGCACGCATCTCTTGCTTATATCCCGGTATCCCCGGAACTTTGCCGTCTAGTAATTGTCTACTAACCAGCTTTGCCATCGTTTGCGGGTATTGAGAAACAGTCTCGGAAAAATTCGCATAGAACGGCTCAAGGTCTTCTCTCATAATTACCCTTCTTTCTTGAACAAGTCCGGGTTCTCTAGTGGAAGAGGGCATAGTTCCTCTTTCCGATCTAAGAAGTATGGAATCAACTAATTTTCGTTGTTCTTGGGCGGGCATTTCCAAATCCTTAAACCTTTTACCATTGTAAGTAATGCGACCAGTAGCGTAGTCTATGTTCAAATTACTTGCAGGGATCGGTTGTCTAGATGCACCACTTCCAACCATAAGACTAGGGTTGTTTTGAGCTACCATTGGCAATTCTTTTTCAGCGTATGCTTTCATTGCGTTCTCTATTTCAATACGCCCCGGATCACTAGTTCTTCCAATATGCTCCCTAAATGCTTTGAAATCCTTAACGTGCAAGGGCAAGTAATGATCCCTGTAACCTAGTTGAGTACCGTGCGCTCTGGCTAATTGGTGCATATCATCAAACCCTTGCCTAGCCTGTCTTAATGCTTCCAATGCAGTAATCTTTTGCCCAAGCGGGCCTTCTACTCGAATGCCAGATTTGTTGAAAATATCATTCATTTTCTGCGCATCATTATATTTGTACGCAGAATCAAATGCTTTTTTATCCTTTGCTGATAGTTTTTGATAAACTTTTAGCGCAGGTTGCAACTTTGCTCCTTGTTCGGTTGCATGTAATCTTTGAACCATAGAATACCTATCAAGCATAGTTGCTACCCTTGGCCCAAGAACGGGGTCTATTGCAATTATCCTTGATTTAACTGGTCTGATCAAAACATCCAGCCCATCAATCGCACCCCTAACTCCTTCTTTTGTGATTGGTATGCCGGAATGTCTTTCCTGAATGAACGAACCCTTTGGTTGTTCACCCTTTAAAATGCTTTCCGTCTTTCTTGCCCTTAGTTCCGTGGCACGCATACTGTCATAAAGTGATTGCTCATTGCCTGCAGTACCTTGTGATGCATGTGCCGTTTTTTCCTTCGTCGAATTGATCATCAACTTAGCCCCACCCTTCGTGGCCTCCTTCGGCTTGATAACTCCCGGCTTGGGCAAAGTTGGTGGTGGTACGCGCACACTACTTACGTCATCAAATCGAGCATCATCTTGGAGCTTCAAAAGATTCTCATAGTCGGGGTCTTTTCTAATATTCTCAAGTACTTCATTTGGATTTCTGCCTGTTCTTCGAGCATTTCCATATGCGCGATGCAATTTTAATGCCGATTGAAAAGTCAATGCAAGTCCAGCATCAAGCACGCCCATCTCTATTCCGTTCTTTAACGCTCCTTCAAGCATGGTTTCAGAACCTGGTTCATACTTTAAATATGAAGTGACTGCAGGCGCGAAGTCTGGAAACTCTTCAGCAAGCACGTTGCTCAGTCTCCCCTGTTGCGTATCAAATGCAGTTGCTCCAGTTATAAAAGCGGCGGCAGGGCCGGGTACGCGCGCCACTCTTAGAGCAATGTATGGAGCTAAAAACTGTGACATTGACTCAGTTACGCCAGCTCCCCCCTCCTCTCTTTTCCAATTTCGCAAATCATTTTCAATCATGTCTGCGGTCTCTTGAAAACCAAGAGGGGAATACTCCGCATCAGTCGATGGTGATGATCCGGTTATGTCCTCTCTTGTTGCGTATGGAGAAATTTTCTCAACAGCATCTACGATAGTTGATTCTGGAACAATTGCCGCTGAAGTCTTTACTATATGTCCTACCGCGCGAATCGGGCCTTTGACAAGCGCCCTTGCTTGCGCGGCTGGGTTAATGACATTTTTTGATTCTGGGGTTTCCGAATATTCTTGAAAGTCCATTGGCAAGGTAGACTTTCCTTCTGCTTCCGAATAATGATCCAGACTTGGTGGCGTTTCTCGTGGTATTCTAGGGTCGTTTTGAAACCAGTTGATTTGCCTTGAATGCACTCCCTGCACTCCTTGCTTACCTTGCTCACCTTGCGCTCCTTGCGCCCCTTGCGGATACTCAAATATCTCACGCGCGCGTTCAAGCTCTTCCGGGGTGGGTTCTTCCCCTGCGATTCGGACTTGTTTAAGCCCTTGAGAAGTCTGAATGGTAATGACAGACATACCTAAATTACACGAATATCAATTACTGGCCCACCGGGCCTTCCTTGCGCTCCTTGCGCTCCCTGTGGGCCTTGTGGGCCTCGTGGGACTAGTTGACCAGTTATTCTTTCGATTGTATTTCTTAATTTTATAATTCTGTTAACCTTCATATGAAGAGGAGCGCTAAAAGGAAGGTCATTACCAGTTGGATATTCTTGCCACTCCCAATTGCTTGTATCAAGATTCGGATCATATTCATCGTTTTCTGTTCCGTCTGGAAGAAAACGTAAAGCTTTATTAAGCTTTTCTTGAGATACGGGTTTGTCACGACCCGTTGTATCTATTAATTTTGCAAGTTCCATACGAGCCTCATAAGAATCAGTAGTATCGCTTTCCAAATTACTAAGCAAAGTATTATATGCATTAACCTGTGATACTGCTCTCGTTCCGCTCAATGGAACAATATTACCATTTGCGTCTTTTTCATAAATTGTGGCTGAATTTCCAAATGAAAATAGGTTTGGATGTCCGGGGATTGGCTTGAGGTCATTCTGATCTTTATCTTCTCCATCAAAGGTAATATTCACTTTTGCCTCAAACCCACCCGGTACTGAATTGATACTTACCGTTGCACCTGGAGTATCTTCCCACGAATCTGCAAAATCTTGAGCCTCTTGCAAGGTAGTAAATTGTGGTAATAATGATTGATCTTCTGCCTCAAGTTTGCTCTTTTCCAGCAAATGTCGTTCATGTGCTAAAGCATATTTATCTGCATCTAGCTCAATGGCTAACATATCACGATACGACATACGGTAGTCATTAGGATCACCAATTGAGTCATGTATGTTTCTAGCATTAAAAAGTAATGATTTTGCATACGGGTTAAGACCATCAAGTACTTCTTGGCGTTCCTTGCCCTGATTCACTTGTTCTTCTACGTCTTCAAAAACTCCAATTAAATCAGTTTTCAGTCCTGTGAATAATTTTTCTGTTTCTTCCTTTTTCAGTTTCTTTGCCTCTTCTTCTTGTTCAAATATGCGGGTTTGCAAATCTGCTGCTTCAATCCTTGATTTTGCAAGCGCTTGACTTGCGTTTATTTGTGAACCAAGAGTAAAATTCTTCAACCCTTGTTCTGCACGCATGGCTCGTTCTCTCAGGGAGACATCCTCATTCGTAAGTCCTTCCATCATTGCTTCATAAAGATCACCCCTCATTTCTTCTCCGGGCATACCTTTTTGCATTTTCAAAAAGTCTACCGTGCTTTTAATCGTAGCCCGGTCTTTCTTTTGCCTCTCCTTATTCAACTGGTAAGTATCAATCGCCTTGGCGGCTTCCGCTCCCAAGCCTGCATACATTTGTGCTTGCGCGCGTCCAGCCTCCATGATGGGGCGTGTATCTATCCGCCCAAGGGCTGATCCGTAATCTCCAGTAAAAAATGGTCGTCTTGCCATGTCGTTTATCTCCTATGAAAATAATGTTCCGAAACCACCAGCCGCACCTGCTCCGCCCAACGCCCCACCTGCCAATGATCCCAAACCTCGGAACATTCCGGCTTGAGCAGTCGCTCGCGCGGATTGATCGGCAATTGCCATGTTTGCGGCATTGGTCGCTTGTTGTTGAATAAACCCAAGACCAGCAGTCGGGTTCAAGTATTGCGGGCCAGATTCCAATCCGTATCCAGCCTGTCCAAGTATCTGGGATGCTTGCCCGGTAGTAGGTGTTCCAGGTCTGCCAAGGATCGCAGTAAACGGATCAAGTTGATTCTGTTGACGCAAAGCAAGCTCACGAAAGCGCGTGCCTGCTTCCTGTCCAAGAACGTTCTGTGCGAATGCGCGGTTTTGCATACGTCTCTGATTATCCTCAAGCACACGCGCTTGGGCTTCTCTGATTGCTTCGCTCTGATCAAAAGTACGACCCATCATGGTCGCTCGCGCACGGGCGGCTTCCGCAATTTGGTACTCTTCTCTAGGGGTCAATCTGTCTCGCAAGCCAAGCAATGCTTCATTCGTCAAGGTCTCACGCAAGCCTGCCCCTTGTGGCGTGCCTGCTTGCGCAAGGCGAGCGGTAAACGGATCACCAGCATCTCCCATAGGGCCAGCATCTCCAACATCCCCGGCAACGCCAGCAACTCCAATGGATGCAGGATCGGTAGAAGGTGCAGGATCAAGAGCGGGAACGCTCCCCAGATCCGTAGGTTGCGCAGTAGCATCCATTGCCATTCCTAGTTGCTCTTCATCCCCCGCTCTTTGTTCAGCCATATCGCGCATGAACACGTCCTGCGTACCACCAACTTCTCCAATAGTGTTCATCAAGTTCTCGTCACGAAATGCGTCCATGACGTCCTTGTATCGAGGAGCAAGACGCTCGACGTCGGCAAGGTCACGCTCACGCCTGCGACTAAGCTGGGCTTGTCCGATATCCTCGGTCAATGCAGATAAACCAAGAAATTGTCCAGACTCGTCAAATCCGGCAGTCCTGTCTTCCCCAAGCAATTGCCTTCGGTCACCAAGCAAGTCAACCATGCCAGTAGTCGTACGCACGGTCTGTCCCTCTTCTAGTGGTTCACCAGTATTCGGATCAGTAAAGGTAAAGCTTTCAGCAACCGCATTAGCGTCTCCACCTGCATCATCAATAATTCCTTGCAGTTTTCGCATCTCCTTAGTGGCATCTGCCAATATGGACATTTCGGAAACTTCGTCATCTCTGTCAAAAACGTCCTGCCCCCCAAAAAGCATCCCTTGAACAAATCCACCTGTTTTGGTGTCTACAATGCCGTATTGAGCATTACTTGCAGATTGGTAGTCTGGACGACCGTAAGTCCCTCGCTCCTTTTTGGCTTCCTTTAACTTTACCAACTGATACCTACCTCCACCAGCTTCAATCGCTTGTCCTTGATCATCAGTTGCAACCTCTCCACCACGTATGCCGAATCTTCCTGTTTCCGGGTCTTGAACTACCCTTTGCTCCTGTCCAAGCAGAGTCCTGCGAAGAACATCAGTATCCATTTGGGCGGTAGCCTCACGAACTGGCTTTTCATATCTTTTCAACAGTTCTTTCAAGAAATCTTCACTACCCACTCCCAAATCATATCTGAGTTTCTCAAATTGACCTCTGCCTGTAAGCAAATTTGTTTGCGCCTCAAGTGCGTCAGCAAGCCCTTCTCCATATGTTGGTTGCGCAGGATAATTTATTTTAGGACTACTCATTTTACATTCTCCTTCTTACTTGATCCAAAGTGTACCACTTAACTGGTTTGTTCTTAACGTGCCTCATCCATCCCACCCAAGGGAGCGCATAAGGTATTCGACTGATAAATTCTCCAACCGCTCCGTCACCGACTGCGGTTCTTACGTACCATGCATTGGGGTTCTCCACATCCCATTGTCCGTCAGGATCACCAGCATCCTTTCTTACGGGCTTGCCAAGCAACAAGCTATGCGGGGTCTTGAACACGTATCCGTGAGCCATGTAGACGCTGATATCCTTGAACATATCGATCCCGATATCCTCGTACAATTCCCTAGCTTGATCGAATACGTTCACGTACTTACCGTCGCTCCCAATGCAATGCGTTTCCATGCCGTCCCATCGTCCACCGCTAGGCACTTGCTCCCACCATCCCCATCCGTACAGAACACCAATCTTCCAGCAGTACCCGCAGATGGTAATGCGCTCACCGCATAGCTTGGAAGAGTAGTCAATACTCCACTCATAGTACCACCCGTTACTGCTATCGAATTGCTCGCTTGCGTAGCTATCGATCCCAGACCAAGGTTTGTGCGTGCGTTGGCGGCGGTAGTTGCGTTCGTTCCTCCGTTGCCCACACTTATAGGTGTGGCTACGCTCACGCTCGGAGTGCCTAGAAGGTTGAGATTGGCGGCGGTTATTTCCACCCCAGTTGCGAAAGTAAAACCCCTCGTTACGCTCCCTGAAATCGCCATTATACATCTGTTCGTATGTTAAGCCCATGCGCGATTGCTTGCAAGGACACGTGTCGAAATTTCGGGCGACCAGCAGTTACGTTAATCTCAACGTTCGCACCAATCCCACGGATTCTACCACTCCCGAAACGAATGACGTCATCCCCACCAGCAGGCCCGGTATAACTAAGCACTTGATTGCTCAGATTGTCCGGGTCATCACCATTGACTTCTATGGTCATCGCATCATTCTCTGCGGTATCCACCCCAAGCTGTCCGCGCCTCCATCGCTTGACCGATTGATCACCAAAGTTGTAGTTCCTGGTGACTAGCTTGGCAGTTATTGCAGTAGTGTCATTTTCTGAACTGCTCCCAATCTTTCTATTGCTGTCATCCAGATTGTTTTCTTCCATCAAGTACCACCCTGTCGGATTGCAAGCGAACAGTCTGCGTCTCGGAGGGTCTGTCCCATTATCATGCATGGATACTACCCAATCATCCACTTGGAATGCCAGACTGCCAGACATTGCAGGGTAGGAATCTACGCTAATCCAAGTAGAAGTGAGCAAATTGTAAACGAATACTTTGTTGGGCTTGGTTGCGGAATCTCCTACTGGGACTGCCAGATAGTACTTGTTATCATACACTACACCGCAGGACAGATCGGCATAGTCAAAGTTTACGTCGTTAAACTGGTTTTGTATGTCCTGAGTCATGGGGATGGTCTCCCCTTGTACCTTGCTTATTGCCACTCCCAAGCCCTTTGCAGGATCAACTCCGGGGCTAAGTACGATCACTCCGTTATCGCTAAGGAAGAACGTTTGTGGCCCGCTCTGGGCAATGCTCTTTCTAGCAACGCATCCGTGCTGACGAGTGATTTCGTAAGTGTTTGCGGCACTAACGGTTGCTATATTATTTATCAAATGAATGGAATTTCTGAAAAAGACGATTAACTGATCTTCTTGATAGGGTATAAATCCGACCAACTTGTCTGCTGAACCTTTATTTATTCTGAACTGAGCGTCTCCTGTAGTGTACACGTCACTATCGAGCAAGTTGCTCATCAATACAGTATAGTTGGAATCAGTCGGTTGAGGAATGATTAACCTGTTTCTGAAGAACAATCCAAAATCCGTATTCGGGCATTGGATGTTCCCACTACCCGGACTTGCGTTTGCCTTTACTACAAAATCAGTAGGACTACTGTAATCACCATCCCATTCAAGCGGGGTCTTGTTCTTCCCTCTGAACAATATCAGTTTTTCCAATGCTTGCACGAAGCTCGCACCGTCTGCTGATGCAACGACTTCACCACCGGGATAATCAATGCCAATACCACTATTGTTCGCATCGTTCCAAATGATCGCTTTGGTTCGGGTAGCAACAACCAAGAACTCAGCACCAGTTGCTGGGTCGCTGAACAAAGTGCTGGCAAATACTTGCTCAGTTCCTGCAGAATAAGTAATGAGTCCACCACTAATTGATCCAGCCAAGAAGTCTATCCCTTTGCGCACTTCCGCTTCGTCACCAAGCAAGCGCATATTCTCGGATGTCTGAACGAACCCTTGTTTCAAACTGGTCGGTTCTAAGTAGGAATTAATCCCAACGAACCCATTGTCCCCATCGACCACTACGGGATCGTCAAGTTGTCCGTATGAACGATAGCGGGTCATTTTCTCTTCTTTATCTCCTGCCAAATCTTGTAGGACATGAACACAATGGTAAGCGATCCGGCAATCACACCGATTACTTCGTGCAAAGATCCGCTAAAAGTAGCAAGCGTTCCTCCAATTCCATAAAGACCGTCTCTCATTATCTTCTTCCTCCAGGTGTGAAATAAAATCCGATGATCAAGGGGAGGACGACTGTTGCTTCAAAGAGCGCGATATGTCCCGTTGTAACGACCAAAGGGGCTTGCTCCGCTGGAAAACTGATGAGCCCGAAAAGAAATTCTCGCTTTCCTTCCCCGGTAATATTTGTTGTGCTGATGAGTGGAATGCTTGGGTAGATTGTCGTAACGCAGGTGATGAATGAGAGCGTAGACATCCCGATAAGTGCGAGCATACGACGAGTAGCGCGAGTAAACGCGCCACCCGGCCCATTGTTGAGAGACTCTTGGAACTTGATCGCAAACTCATTGTTCCTGCACTCCCGCGCCATTTCCATTTCGTACTTCTGCTGACGAGCATCCGTCATCGCTCCGAAGACACCCTTTAGGATGCTTCCCATTGCGGCAGAACCACCACCAGTCAGGAACAAAGTAAGTAGCTCGAACATTAGTGACCCGCCCCATTTGTGCCATGCCTTAGCTTGTCAACGTGTTCATCGAGCTTATCCACCCGGTCTTTCAAATGCGCAATGTTCATGTCCTGCGTAGCATCAGCGGGCAATGCGCCGATCTCTCCTCTGGGCCACTTTATCCGAAACTCGCTATTCAGTTCCATCTCATGCCTCATGCGTACGTTTTCGTTCTCCAAGCTGGATATCTTGTTCCATACGACGGAGTATCCCCAGACCGCAGTACCGACCAATGCAATGGTCTTTGCCATGAATGCAAGGTTTGCCTTTACTTGCGTGTTCTCGGATAATCCTTCGCTCATTTCTTGCCTATCAATTCGTAAATCCTTTTAACGTCGCTACGCCTGTCTTCCGCAAGCTTTTCCAAGTTCCTTATCTTTTCGTAGTGTCGAGCGGATGCTATCTCAAGCTTGGCGGTCTTTGCTTTTTGCACGTCAACCTCCTCCTTCATTCGCTTGAGGAAAAATCCAAGGACGGATACTGCAACCCCAAGACCAAGAAATATATATGATGAATATTCCATCATTCATCGCTCTCAGGAGGAGTAAAAGGTGGATTCCAAGCACTAGTGGAAAGAATATCAAGTATTTGCGAGTGCGTGTAAGTATCCTTACCGTACAAAAAACGTGGCTTGCTCCCGGTATATTTGACGAATGTCTGGTCGCCTGCTACGTTGTATCGCAAAGTATCCGCACTTGTTTCGTAAATTTGTGAAAAATCTACGGAAGCCACGTCGGATGCATCAATTATACAATATGTCTTGCTCATGTTGGAACATCGGTTGAGAAGCTTGCTCCGTTTTCAAGCGTACCATCATTGCCCCCGCTCCCTTGGTCGGTAATAGTCGAGCCTGTCCCACCATTATTATCTCCGTTCCTCCACCATCCGTTCGGGTTGAGTGAAGTTAGATCGCCCGGAAGCCCGGAGTTGTAAAGCGCGGCAGTATCGGATGCGGATAGTGCCGTATGCCAAATAGCTACCTCATCAAGCTGACCGTTGTAATGCGGAGAACTTTGGTTTCTCCTCCCAAACTCAAGCGCGGAAAAATTAATTTCCGTTTTTGATCCGCTATACCATTGTCCATCGTGGTTCTTGACTTGGTTGCCATCGAGATAAATATGATAATCCGAGCCTGTCCACGTAACGGCTACGTGATGCCAATCGGTACTGATTGTAGCGCTTGCGTCTGCATAGGCATATATCCAATCCCCAGTTACTAGCGCGATTATTTCGTTGGTAACCGAACCTGAGTGGGAGCCAAATTGTACGCCTCCGTATTGCCCTAGACCGACATTTCCATTAAAGCCAATTGGTATTTGGTGCGCCGAGCTTGCGCTAATTACATTGTCAGGCTTGAACCAGAAAGCAATAGTGCCAAGCGTCCCGCTAGAATCAATCTCGACGTATTCGTCAGAACCGTCAAAATCAACGCTATACAAATTATTGAGTCCCCCACCTCCTGGCAAGCGACCTGACGAAGTACCAGACTTTCCCCCGCCCAAGCCAAGCCCAAGCGATATGGTCGAGCTACCCACGGTTAGACGTTGTAAGCGATTACCGCTCCGCTGGTCAGATCAATACTGGTAAAGTTCCCGTAGAGTACCATGCCTGCGGCTAGAGTGGTCGCATCCTGCCCCGTGCAGATATCGTCCAAGTTCGTGATGTTGCTCGATTGTGCGGCAAGCACGGTATCCTCAGTCGCTTGGATGGCAAACCATCCCTTACTGTTTGTTGCGACGTTAGTGTCATTAATGTAGATGCCCCCATTAAGGCCAAGCCCTCTGTATTCTGATGTTGATGCCATGATAAGTTATGCTGGTGTTGCTATGGTTGTTCCGTAAGTGGTAAATTGTATGGGTTGGGTCTGTCCTTCCTGCCTTTCGAGCTTGTCCAGTTCGGTCTGCAAGATTGCTTCCGCTTGCTGATACGCAACTTGCGCTTTTGAGTTTTGCCCGTCTGCTTGCAACCAATCACCAAAACTACCCATCACTACGTACTCGGAAAATACGAATGGAAAATCACTAGCCCCACTAGCATATTCCGGGTATGGTTTGCGATAGTGTACCCAGACGGGTGCGGTAGATGCACGATTGGGCATGATTGCTTCCCCAAATTCAGTCGCTCCGCTGACGAATATATTGCGAAATGCAATGTCGCTGAAGGATGCTCCGCCATATGGGTCTTTGTCGGTCACTCGAAATACTTCCGCAATGTCCTGATTAAAATCTATGTAGGACAACATATTCGCAGTAGCAGTCGCTCCACTACCACCACCACCGCTGAACGCTACCGTTGGAGTACCAGTAAATCCAGTTCCGTTATTGGTCACGGATACACCATTTACTTCTTGGTCGCTGTTAACGGTTGCGGTAGCCGCCGCAGAAGAACCTCCCCCACCACTAAAGCTTACGCTAGGGGCGGAGGAATAGGATGATCCACCACTCCCCACATCCACGCTACGTACGCGCAAATCGGGAATGATCTGGGAAAGAATGGAAGCGAAGGGCCATGCGGCTCGTTCCCACGCCAATCGTCCAAAGCGATTAAGGCTACGATTGACCGCATTTTCTTCTTCGGTAATCAAAGTGTTTACGCCAGCCAGATAGGCGACGTTCGTCCTAAGCGTACTTACTGCTACTCTCCTCATTCTACGGATGCTCCTTTAAATACCTTAGTGTCCGGGGACTTGGTTTTCAAGGCGGGATTATCCCGCATGAACTCATTTATAAATTGTTTGTCCGACCAGCAACCAGGATGAGACTGATGCCAGCGGAAGTATTCTCTGGCGGGTATGGTTGCCTTGTGCTGACCCAATCCGTCAATCATTCCTCCATGTTGGTTTTCTTGTCCGCAAATTATTTCGCGCTTCTTTGCCTCGTACTGTTCGAGGTCTGCTTCGTAACGCAAGTGACGATCCAAGTTTTTCATAAACTGAGAACCGTTACCATTCTTCCACTTGGGCAATATTACGTCCATGTCTATTATGCGTTAATGGGAAGAGGGAGCGACCCGTATTGATCGCTCCCTGCTCCCCAAAAACAAAACGATATTATCCTACGTCGTTTGCGCTATGCATAGCCAAGTAGATATCCAACTCGCCTGCGGTCAGCGCGGATGGCGAACCACTTGAAGAGTTGGTGAACTTGGCTTGCAGGGCATCAGCGGAGGCGGCAAAAGTCCCGGCAAGGGTCTTCGGTACTGCTCCCTGAGCCGCAATGATCGGGCCAGCTGCGGCAACGGATGTGGACTCGATGAAGTTATTCGGGTCACCATCAGTTCCCAGTTCTATGGCAAAAGCGCCAGTTCCGGCAAATGCGGTACTGACGTTGATCATTGCCTTGCTGATGACGAAATCAGCAGGAGTATTGCCAAGAGCAACGGTCACGGTATCGGAAGAACCAGAGCCTTCGTCAACGTCCGTGTACAGGATTTTCCACTTATGGGTAAACCCTTGGGCGCGTTCTTGGTTGGACAGGACGCTCTTGCGAGCGTTGTCGAGAGTTACGTCGGTATTAGCCATTTCTTAAATCTCCTTATTTTAGGTTATTAGTTGAAGTAGCCATGAGCCTTGGGCGAGTAGCAAGCCAACCCGGCAATCACGTCGACGAATCCTCTGCGTCCCCCCCCTTGATCCTCAAGCTCGGTAGCAGACTCAGCCTTGAGCGAGTGCATACCGACGTATTCGGGATCGATGAGCAGTCCGGCATCAGCGTCAACCGTGTCAGAACCGCTGGTGCGGTTGACGAACAGGCTGGGGACGATGGCCACGTTCCCAAAGTCTCCCTCGTACAGGTTGACCGTGAGCGTGATCTTGCGGGACTCGGCATCTTGATTGACTACGTAAGTGCCATTGGCGGCGGCAAGCTGACGGGAGAAGTTGCTGATCTCTTGCTTGAGGCTTGGGCCTGCAATGAGGGTCAACTGTCCACCGGGCATACCGTTGGCTTCGTAAAGCTCTTGAAGTACGCTGTTGAAGGTGGCTTCCGTTTGCGTGCCAGTAGTATCGTTAGCTACGTTCTGGTAAGCGGCAGGTATGTCGGCTGGTTGACCACCGTCCCCAAGCCACTTGAGCATACCCCTAGTCTTGTAGGGAGTTCCACTACCAGCCTCGGCTTGACGATCCTGCGAGGAGCAGAATGCGCTTTCTATTGAACGCTTGACGTTCCTGACTGCCTTGGCTTCGGCATTGGCGAACTCATTGGCTACGCCAGCGGTATCTACCAGTTCTTGGATGTCCGATACCTGGAAAGTATCACGGAACTTCTGGACGTAATTGCCCAGACGAGCGCGATCCTCGGCTTGATTCTTGAAGGACGAAACGTCCTCCCCTTCATTGACTCCGTCGAAATCGGGAGTACTGAGCTTATCGGCCTGCCATTCTACGAAAGTACCAGTTGCCCTGCCCTTTTTCATCATGCTGACGAAAGGCGTGGATTCCGGCTCTAGAATGGAGATAATGTCGGTAAGGTCTTCCCTGTTTCCGGCGGTATTATATGATGTGCTTGATGCCATCTGTTATCCTCCTTGATGTTTAAGTTGTTATGCGGTTTCCCGCTTGAGTTTCATATAGTGTTGTAAGTCGGTCATGTCGCCAGTTTCATCGAATTTCGACTTAGCCACCTGCAATGCCTTCTTTCTTTGCGAGTTCTCACTACGTGGTTTTGCAGTTCCCGCCTCCGCTGATGCTACTGGAGCTTTCGGCTTTGGTTTGGGTTTGCTCGCTTGTTTCTGTCTTCCTTGGACTGAACGCATACCCTCGATCATCATTGCCAATGCAAAGTTTCCGTTGGGCAAATGATTGAGGATCGGACTGTAGAGCGGATTATTCTTCGCTTGCATGAAGATTTGATAGTCCTCGCTCTCCCCATCTCCTAAGAATGGGAAAGTCTCAATGGCTTGCTGATCGTACTGTTGACGCTCGGCAATCCACTTCTCACGGGCAGGGACGTCCTTGCGTAGGATTTTCTTCGCATTAGAGCGAATCCTTCGCAATTCAGCCTTGGTATAGGTCTTGTCCCCTTCCTTGACTACGTACTCGTTCCCATTATCATCGTATTCGACTTCAT